ATGTACAGTCCGGTACAAATAGCCAATAAATTCATAACGTTGGGAAACCAACATCATAATCCTCTGACCCACATGCAACTGCAGAAGCTTACTTATATTGCCCATGGTTACTATTTAGCATTAACAGGTAAGCCTTTGCTCAATGAATGTGTCTCCGCGTGGAAGTACGGTCCAGTTATTCCTGGAATGTACGATGCTTTCAAAGACTATGGGAATAAACCTGTTACGAATGTAGCAGTAGCTCCTTTTGGTGGCATCGTTACTATGGATCCGCAAGCAGAGAGCATTATCGGGGCTGTTTATAAGTTTTACGGCTCGAAAAATGGAATTGAGTTATCAACTCTAACTCATATGCCAGGTACGCCTTGGTCACAAGCTTATAATGGTATTGGCTCGTCAATCATCTCAAATGATGCGATCAAGGCTTATTATCATGATTTATTGAATAACCGACAGCAATGTCAGGGCCTCTGAAAAAGTAATATTCAGGGATGACATGTCTCACAATTCAGATATCTATAAACTTATCGGAGCGGCCGCAGGTGTTGAAAATGGTCGCTCTGAAGCATCCTTAAACTCTACTGACAGTCAAGAACAGGTTTTTAAATCTGCATTTGAGCCGTCTAATCATGAGAGCGACGATGATTCTTCTTCAGAAAATAAAGCTATTCTGGAGGCAGAAGAGTTTGGTTCTAATACTGGTGCATTGCATGAGTTTATGCAGCAGAACAGAATGGACAGTCTTCAAGCTCAGCTTGATATGCTCAAATCACAAGTACGGGATAAGATAGCTGACGCAACTGGTAAAGAAATAGACAATGAGCTTCGGACAAAAATGGCCTCATTCACGGTTTGGTTTATGTCGTGTTGGTGCTTATTCGTTGTCGCAATGTTTACATCGTTTCTTATTGCACATGAAGGAAAGCCTCCAGTTGAAGCGATCGTTGCATTACTAGGTACAAGTACAATTAGTATTGTTGGTTTGGTTGGTTTCGTTGTTAGTGGATTGTTCAAATCAAGAAAAGATAGTGATAAAGAAAAATAACCCGTACATATACGGGTTATCCATAGTTTTAGTTTAGTTATATTTTTGTTTTTCCGTTCTGACTTTTTCCCACTCAGCACGCCCTTCTTCTCGCCTTTTGTCTATGTATTCCGCAAGATCCTGAATATTGATGCAACGTTTTGCTTTTTGTGATGTGCCGATGCGATATGTTGGAACGGGCAACTTACAAGCGTTTGCTTTTGCTTCTGCCGTGGCTGGACTCATGCCAAAGTACTTTTGGCTAACTGCTGAGAGTTCAATGTTTGGGGTATTGAATTCAGCCATCAGTAAAAACAAGGTGTTCATAATTTTCTCCATCAAAACCGGCTGCACCCGGGAAAATCATAATTCTGTGCTGGTGGCAGGAATTAATTTCTGCCAGATAGCGGAAACATATTTTGCCTGATGACGGGCATCAGCCAGGGCGTTGTGCCGTTCGCCATCGAAAGGCATGTCCATTTTGGGGTCGAATCCGATGGAACGCCCAAGCGTAACGATCGTGCGTACATCGTGGTCATTCCAGTACGCCCACGGGCAGATTTGTCCTGCTCGCTCGTAAGCTCCACGTAAAATTACGTTGTCGAAGGTGGCCCCGTTACCCCAGACTTTTAAATATTTTATATTGTCTGTATGCTGATTAATGAAATGACTCAATTCAGAGAGTGCATCGCTGATCGATAAAGTATCATCAATACAGATTGCAGTTCGTGCTTCAGGGCTCTGTTTCAACCACCACAGGAGGTATCGCCGTCAGGTGTAGCTCCTTGCTTCATAGCACTGTCTAGGCTGACAACCGCATAGAATTCTTGTCCGATGTCACCGGTTTCTGGGGTAAAGAACACCGCGCCAATGGAAACGATCGGTGCATCCTTATTTTTCCCCATCGTCTCAAGGTCGATCATTAAGTTGTTCATCACTTCACCTCTTGTGATGGTTTTGCTGCAAAATACTCGATACCTTTATCCCAGATAGATTTTATGGTCGACCACGTGACTGGCACTTTAATTTCAATACGTCCGCTCCCGTCACAGGTATCGCAATCATCATCGCCAAAGCATTCCAGGCAGCTTATAAACGTAGTTTCTGAAAATTCACCGGATAGCACCCCCTTAACGCCGTTCTCGGCTGTTAGTCTCTTCGGCACCATAACCCAACCATCCGGAGTTACCGGAGAGTTGCCAGACAGTGCGTTCTGCAATCGTTCCAGCTTAACGTATTCCTGAACCCTGTTTCCGTCGCACGCCTGAAGCCATTGCACAGCCTTTTGCGCATCAGTGTGAAAGGTACAAGTGCGACCGTCATCAAATTGCATTTCGTAGAGGTCAGCAACCTGTTTAAACTGCGTTTGTGGCAACTTGTAAGCCTGGCTTGCAGGTACGGCACCATAGAGCATGGCAGCTCGGCAGGCGTTCCAGCCTTCATCAAAACCGACTATGCCATTATTTAAAGATGGACGAGCATCTGGCACCACCGGCACTGGCTTGGCTATATATAGCGGCTGAACATACCAGCCCTTCGATAACCAACTGTCAGCAATGTTTTTACTCCTCGTTATTGCCGGAATACCTAAGCCATTGTCTGAATGCAGCCATGCCACCGGATCCGCTTCCAGCGATGCCAATGCAATTTCATAAGCCCGGCGCTCAATATTGTCTCGCACATCTAGGCTGCTTATGCGCTCTTTGATTTCTTTAATCAGTTCTTTGTCGGTAAAAGTGGTCATAATTGGTCATTCTCCGCTTTGGCTGTGCGTTCGGCTTTTTCGCGTTTATGGCTCTCATAAAACCATCGGTGAAGCTCCGTTAACTCTTTATCAATAGGCTCATATTCACGGTCAAAATATGCCTGAGCATTTTTTTCATCTTCGCTAGGTAATTCGCCTGGTCCAAACAAAGTGTTATAAATCCACATCAGTGCATTTTCTGCATTACCCGTTTCTCTCCATTCAATAATTGCAGCCTGCATAACCAGAATGTTTTTGCCAAAGAACAGATCGAGTTCTTTAAATCGCTTCCGAATATATTCGTTCTCGTCTTCAAGAGCTGCGAGGCGTTTGTCTTTGCCTTGCATTTCGTCCAGCATCGCTTTTGCGGAAATATAAAGTTCCTGCTTTTTACGATCAGCAGGATCGCTGTAATGGTCCTGCATGTACTGAAATTCTTCATGCAGTGCCTGATAGTTAATTTCGGTTGTCATGCCACTATCTCTTCGAATTTCAACTCCAATTGATCACCCCAGATTTCACATGATTCAGGACACGAACCAGTATCAAATCGCCTGGCCTGCACCATTGCCTGATACAAATTTCTGTAGTCGCTGTCTGCATACATTCTGGCAATCCCGTCAAGCGTCAGGTGACCACGGTACATAACGTCTTTACCTGTCCCGCGATGACCATCTCTGACGTGTTTACCCGTAACCAGTTCATTAAAAACTCGCATCAGACCAGGTTCGTCTTTACATGCAAGCCCTAGCTTTTGCGTTGACTTTTTGATGCAAAAAACACAGTTCCCTAGGTGCTCTGGGATTTGCAAATCAAAAGGTTGTTTACGCCACCACCGGATAACATCCGACTTATCAAAATCAGACAGCTCGGCGAGATACCTGACGCCCGATTTCGGTTTCAGTCTGCGGGGTTCGTCTGCACGAATACCCAGCCATGTGATGTAATTCCCTCTCCCGAAATGGTCATCGCAGTATTTGGTGAAGGGGACGAGTTTTAATCTGTCAGTGCAGAACGCGCCGCCGATGTATGGCGTGCCATATTTTTTAACCATATCCATAAACGGCTTGAGCACCGGCATTCGTGTTTGAATATCCTTTGGTTCCCATACCGTATAACCATTTGGCTGCCCAAGCTCTGGATTTATATCGACCTGCAACACAGTTAGCGGTATGCCCCAGAACTTCACAACCTCCCGAATAAAGCGGTATGTCAGCGGATGTTCGCAACCGGTATCCATAAAGATGTAGCAGACGTTATTGCCAGCCTTTCTTTGTTCTTCCATCAGGTGAACAAGATATGCAGATGTTCTCCCGCCAGAAAAACTAACTACATGAGTTATGCACATTTGCGTAATTCCGATAACTCGTTGAAGCGTTCTATAAACATCCCGTAGGCATGGCCCGGTGCCAGTGGAATCACGTTGAACATCTCTGTTGCCGGGATGCCTTCCAGTACAGGCCAGAAAGAGCCATCATCAAGCCCGAGATCGCGGCGTTCGGTTGCCAGCATGATGAGATCGGCATATTTCACTGGCGTGCTCATAACAGGAGGTAACCCGTATTTCTCACGGATTACGGCATCTATTTTTTCTTCCATCCGTTTATAGTCAGGAAGAAGGCGTTTCAGTGGAGCGGGAATATCCTGGCAATACGCTTCTGTTGCATCATGCATTAACGCTTCAAAAGCAAATTCCTGCGGCACCAGCTGGCTGCAAAGCACCGCATGTTGGGCGACACTGTAGAAGTGAGAAAGATGACCTGCAAAGCGGCAGATATTTGAAAGGGAAACCGCGATATCGTTAATCACGATGTCGTCTTTATTTATCCTGTCATAATAAAAATGCTTCCCGGAAAAAGTTTTAATAAATGACATTTTGTTCTCCACGTATATGCGCTGCACCGCGCTGAGTTTGGGTAAAAGGAAGCCCTCACCATCCGGTGATTATTGAGTTAATTACGTTTCCATAAATGCCCCCGCAGGGGCATTTGCAGTAATGAAATCAGGCGGTGAAAGTACCAATAAAGGTTTCTACTTTGCTGTCTTTGAATTTCTCAACAAGCAGATCACGAAATTCGTTAGCCATATCTTCCTGCACCGCTTCCAGCTGAATAATGCGCAGAACCAGTACAGGACGATCGCCAGTGATAATGCTGAGGCGTAATTTAAACGGACGTTCTTTCAGACCTTCAAACGGAACGCATTTAAATTCAAATGCCACTGGCATAATGTCTTTGGTCTTCGCTTCGACAGATTCCATCAGGGAGCGTTTGCCGCTGAAGTCATTATCTTCAAAATCAGCGGTCTGGTTTGCTTCAATCGTGATTTTACGGACTGCCGCAGCCGCTTTTGTTGCCTGAATAGCGTCACCATTAGCATCAAAGCCCACAAGGTAGTCGGCCCAGTCTTCAATCCATTCTGCCAGTGACTTCTGGGAGTTACGCTCGCCGTTAACAGACAACAGGGCAGAGAACGGTGCTGTCTTTTTCAGTTTGAGAGTGGCGGTGTTATCTGCGTGACCTGGTTCATCAATAGTACCCAGGTTAAGTACACTGACGGCACGCATATTATCAGCATCGATAAAGCAGCGGGTGCCTTCATCTGCAAGATC